AGAAGGCCAAGTATGCGATTATTAAAGGTGCAATGACTCCGTTGGGTCTTTATGCTCTACTATATAATAACAGCGATCCAGGCATGGTGCTGGTACTTGATGACTGTGACACAGTTCTTTGGGACGAGTTGTCACTAAACATCCTTAAGGGTGCGTTGGATTCAGGTAAGCATCGTAGGATTTATTGGAACGCTGATTCATCCAAATTGCGGAATGAAGGTATTCCGGACCATTTTGAGTTTAAGGGTTCAATTATCTTTATTTCGAACTTGAAGTTCGACGTTCATCTTGCAAGCGGCCGGATGGGTAAAATCAAAGATCACTTAGAAGCAATTATTTCTAGGTGTCATTATTTGGATCTAACATTGGATACAATGCAAGATAAGATGCTTCGTATTCATCAGATTGTTGGTGACGGTATGCTGGATGATCATAAACTTTCCGACGCCGAAGAAAAAATGATTGTTAAGTACATCGAAGATAATAAAGAGAAACTGCGCGAAGTGTCATTGAGAATGGTACTCAAAATTGCAGACTTGTTTAAAATGGCCCCTAAGAATGAGAAATGGAAGCGTCTAGCAGAGACGACTTGCATGGTTAGGAAGATTATGAGTTAACCGAGCCTGAGCGGGCAAGGTGGGGGGTCGGTCTCATTGCCGGCCCCCTTTTTTAACTTGACATTTGGGTCAATTTCGTATAAACTTACTATAATGGAAAAAGTAATAGTTTATACAAGTTCGAATAGTATTTCTTGTACAGGAGAGGATCCTCTAGAGGACAATGAAGGTTCTCATCCTATTGTTTATTATCAGTTAAGCAAAGAATCACCAGAAGCAATATGTGGATATTGTGCAGTAACATTTAGGTACGATAAAGATGCCAACAGCAAAACTCGTTATCCGTGACGAAGTAAACGTTAAATTTGAAAACGTTGACCCGACGACACGGCGTAAGTTATCGGCGGCCGTCAAGTTTATGCTACCATATGCATACCATATGCCTGCGTATAAGTTAGGACGTTGGGACGGTATGATACGTTTCTGTGATATAGGTGGTAGGACATACCTTAATTTGTTAGATACGTTGCTACCAATACTACAGCAATCGGGATACGAATTAGACATAGAGGATCATAGGCAACAATGGAATTTTGAGTTTGATCAAATTGACGAGAATGTATTAAGTGATATTAAGTGGCCTAAGGGGCATGATAACGAGGGAGAGCCTATCGTTCTACGAGACTACCAAGTAGATGTTGTTAATAACTCGCTGTCACACTTACAAAGCCTACAAGAGGTTGCTACAGGCGCGGGCAAAACGATTATAACTGCTACGCTAAGTAAGCTAGTAGGGGAATACGGCCGTAGCATTGTCATAGTACCTAACAAGAGCTTAGTAACACAGACAGAAGAGGATTATATTAATGTTGGCCTCGACGTAGGTGTATTTTATGGTGACCGTAAAGAGTTTGGTCGCCAACATACCATTTGTACATGGCAATCTTTGAATGTTCTACTTAAAAAGAGCAAAAAGAAAATAGCCAAAATCGATATACAACAATTTATTGAAGGTGTTGTATGTGTAATGGTAGATGAAGTACATCAAGCAAAAGCAGATGTGCTAAAAGAATTACTTACAGGCGTCTTTGCAAATATTCCTATTCGTTGGGGACTAACAGGTACAATACCAAAAGAGGATTACGAGTTCTGTAGTCTTAAAGCAAGTTTGGGTGAGGTAATTAATTCTATTAGTGCCCACGAATTGCAAGAAAGAGGTGTGTTAAGTAATTGCCAAGTTAAGGTATTGCAGTTAAAAGACGATGTTGATTATCCAAATTATCCAAGTGAATTAAAATATTTGGTATCTGATCCTAAGCGTATTGATTATCTTTCTAACGTAATAGGTGATATTGCAGAAACAGGAAATACTTTAGTCTTAATTGGCCAAATTAAAACTGGAGAAATGTTAATTGAACGATTACCAAAGGCTGTATTTGTAAGAGGAGCGACTAAAAATGAAGATCGTAAAGAAACATATGACGAAGTTGCAACAAGCAATACAAAACTTATTGTGGCAACCTACGGCGTGGCCTCTGTGGGAATCAATATTCCTAGGATTTTTAATCTTGTTCTTATTGAGCCCGGGAAGTCGTTTGTAAGAGTTATCCAAAGTATAGGTAGAGGCATACGTAAAGCACACGATAAAGATTTTGTGCAAATATGGGACGTCACTAGCAATTGTAAATATAGTAAAAGGCATCTAACGACACGTAAAAAATATTATAGAGAGGCACAGTATCCGTTTGATATTGAAAAAGTGTCATATAAATGATCGCACTTTTAAAAAAAAGATGTTATAATAATCACAGGAAGAGTGTATGCAGATATTAACAGTAGAAAATGAGCCATATAGTTTAAATAATTTACCCGATGAAATCGACGATGTAAGATATTGTGTTCTCGATGTAACAGACCCAGCATTTATTGATTACTATTTTTTACCTTTGATATTTTTAGAGAGTTTTAGTTCTCCAGCAGTAGTTTTACAGATTGGTGAGTTTCAAATTCAAATGCCGTTAGATTGGAATATTTTAATAGGCGATCCAGGGCAAGGAATGTTAGAAGTAATACCTTTAACAAATTTAAATGATAGAGGATTTGAAACATTATTATATAATCCATTAAAAGGATATATGCCTAGTTGGGCGCCTGTGCAAATCGTAAATGTATTTGTTGAGCTTAAATGGTACTTCCCAAAATTAAAATTCGGTCATTTTTTAACAATGCCATTAGAAAACAAACACAATCCTTTGTGTGGGTTTTTTATAAAAGAAACAAACAAAATTCCAGATCAAATTGATATAGGTGATATAATAACATGATTGAAAAAGAATTATGGCGAGACTCGGATTTATAATGACAGTTGATATGTTTAAAAATATACTTCCTTCTGTTCATCGCGCGGATAAAAACTTTTATAATAATTTGCCTGAAACAACTAACAAATCTAAACTAAATTTTTGGATGGTACACCGCTGGGTGTCGTCTGGATATAATAATAAAGAGTATTATATACGGGCTCTTAATGAATGGTGTAATGATCATTATAGTGACATAAGCGATCATCCAGAGTTACAATGGTTATTATTAACTATAGTAGGAATGCGCGGCCAAACATATCCAAAAGGCTGTTTCGTAGGAACACCAAATAGCAAAGCGACAGAGAGTACGTTAGATAAATTTTTGTTAGCAGTTTACCCAACTATAAATAATGAAGAATTAACTTTGTTAAAGGAAACAAATACAAATGACGACTTTCAAGACCTTGCCCGAGGCCTCGGATACACAGACAAGCAAATTTCTGATATCTTTAATGGAAAACGTAGAAGTAAAAAAAAGTAACGGATTTAAATGCAAATTTTGCAATCGACAATTCAAGAGTGTCAAGACTCTTGGTAACCATACCTGTGAGCAAAAACGACGGCATATGGCGCAAGGCGAAAAATATGTACAGTTAGGTTTTAGGGCGTTTCAGCGTTTTCATTATTTACATTCTACAGCAGTTAAACCAAAAGATAAAACATTTGATGAATTTCGAAAGTCAAATTTTTATTTAGGATTTACAAAATTTGGAAAGTTTGCTCAAGAAGCAAATTGTTTAGATTTTAAATCGTTTGTTGATTGGCTTATTAAGTATGAAGTTAAAATGGATGATTGGTCTAAAGATTCAGCATATGAATTATATGTAAGAGATTATTCTAAACGAGAAAGTGCAGATGTTGCAATGGAACGTAGTATTAAATTTATGCAGAAATGGGCAGACCAGTCTGAACAAACATGGTATCATTTTTTTAGAGAAGTTAATCCTAATCTTTTTACGTATTGGATTAAAACAGGAAGGGTCTCTCCATGGGTTGTATTTAATTGTCAAAGTGGAACAAGTATGTTAGGCCAACTTAATGATGAACAAATGCTTTTAATAGCCGATGCATTAGATCCAGGTACTTGGAGTAATAAATTTCAGGATGATCCTAATGAAGTAGAATTTGTGCAAAAAGTTTTAGCAAAGGCCGGCCTATGAAATTACCTGATATTGACATTGATCTTAAAAATAGAGATGATGTATTAACATTATTAAAACATATTCCGGCGAGTATTACTGATGACAAAAAGCATAACACTGGTGTATATTTTAATAGCATACCAGTAAATCCGTTAACAGGATTTTCAACTCTTGATTATAAAGAAGCCGAGGAACGTGGATATTTTAAGTTAGATCTTTTGAATGTTAATCTTTATAAAGATGTAAAAGATGAGAATCATTTAGATATGTTAATGAATAAAGAACCTATGTGGGAATTGCTTGACCATAAAGAGTTTGTTGAACAATTATTTCATATTCATGATCATTATAAAATAGTATATCTGTTACAGCCAAGAACAGTTGAGAAATTGGCTGCTGTGTTAGCAATTATAAGACCATCTAAACGTTACTTGTTAAATGAAGATTGGGATACAATAAACAAGGAAGTTTGGATTACACCAGCAGATAATAGTTATTATTTTAAGAAGTCACATGCGATTGCATATGCTATTGCGGTTGTAGTACAAATGAATTTAATAGTGGAGCAATGTGGTTAAGTTTTATCTACCTTACGTACTAATTGTACCGTTCGTCTCTTAATACGTTTTCTAACTATGTTATGAAGACTTGTAATTGGCCCAAATAAAAATTCAACATCTTTGCTTATATAGTTGCGTAAACAAAATCGAAATCTTTCCATTTCATTAGGAAGAAATAAGTTAATTGGGGTAATACGATTACTTTCCCACCACCATGTATCGCCAACGGCAAAAAACGCTTTCTTTACTTCATCATCTCTAATTAAATCATAGCAATACATACTGGTAATCTGGGCGTTATGGTTTTGAACAATACCAACAATTTCTGTTTTGGCATAGTTAATGCCTGTTAAGAAAGGATACTTTTCAATCATCTGTTTAATATCTTCGTTCATTGTTAGTACTTATTCCGA